ACATGCTTCCTGGTGACGCTTGACTAAAATCGTTGTAAACAGTAGGATAGTACGACTTAGCGTATTCTATCAGTTCGTTTTTAAACGTCGAAAAGTCTTTGTTTAGGTATTTTACATCTATATTATTAGGCATCTTAGACGTTTTGTATCTTTAATAGTATTGAATCTGTTTCTTTAGAAGTCTTTATAGTATAACTAAATTGTATGTTTATAGAGTTATAACCCGGTTGTCCTATAACGTCTAATCTCTGTATCTGAACTACTGGAAACATATTCTCTATTTGTGTTTGTATGGATTGTTTAATATCATCAAGAGTACTTTCAGTAATACTTTCGAAAAGTCTTGATCTAAGTCCCATTCCAAAATTAGGATTCATAGGTCTCTCTCCAAGATCAGTAAGCATATAATTAAGTATATTGTACTTTAACTGCTCCTTAGTAGTGTATACAGTAGTAAACACACTTGGTCCAGCAAAAGGTAACTTAACTCCAACTCCAGTTGAAGGCTTAAGATCAAGGGGCGATATTTTTCTAAGGTTATACGCCACGATTAAATTCCCATTTTTTCCATCATTGCAGAATAGTCGGGAACAACATTTATTTGTACAGCATCTATGTTAGAGCTAGGTTTTGCTGTAGCTAGCATATCATTTACTCCTCCTGTTGCAACTTCTCTTGGTTGAAATGCCATTGCTGGATGCATTCCTGCGCTTACATCTGATGTTGAGAAGTGCATTGCGCTGTCTTCGTTGAGCATGTCTTTAGCGGTTTCATTTAGCAAAGAAGCTAAAGGATTGCTTGATTGTTTAAATTTAATGTCTTCAAACCTTACCATAGGAGATGAGTTTAAAGTCATCGGAGGTTGATTTGATTTTTTTGGCTGAGCTGTAACTGATTTTGTTGATTCGCTAAGGATCTTAGGAAGCTCAGTTCTTAAGGCTCGGGTAATCTCTTCCCTTATTATTTGCCTTATGATTTCATTTGCGCTTTTCTTTTCCATATAGTATAAATATTATTGAGGCAAGTTTGCTGTGTTAAAAGTTAAATTTGTTCCACTAGAAGATAAACTAGTTTTAAGTTTATCAGAGTTTTGCTTCATCATTTTTCTCATTCTCTCTCTAAGTTTCTTTCCCCCTTGAAGTTTGTTAGCAAATGCATTGAGTCCAACGCCATTATTTTCATTTTCATTATTTCCAGAATCAAGTCCATTATCAAAATCTGTATTTTGTACTTCATTTAACGATATATTATCATCCATTAAAAACTTAAGAGACTCTTCTATAGTAGCTAATTCTTCAAGAGTGAATGAAGATAAATTTTCTGATTTTATAAGTCCGAGACTAGCTAACTGTTGTTTCACTTCATTAATTATAATTCTATCATCTGATGCAAATGTAGGTTGTGACTTAGCTACAATAGTACCATTTACCTCTTGAGCTATTCCATATCGTCTTCTTAAGTTTATAGCATCATCTACTACTTCCTCTGTTACTATTTGAATGGTATATTTCCCTAATGTGTTGTTACTTTCGGTATTTTTATTTTTGTAATTATCTACAAAACTTTCAAATCCGTTTGCTGTACTCAATAGGTTATCTCTTTGAGTCTCCATATCGCTAATAAGCTGTTTATCTACATTAGTGCAGCCTTTTAGATTTTCTAACATTGTATTAATCACACTAACTATGTAGTATATTCCTACGCTAACTTGCTCTACTATAGCTGCACATAATGATAATAATACATTTATTTGGTTTAAGACTTGTAATATTTTATCTAAAAACTTTATAACAACATTTTGTAAAAGATCATCTATTGTAGTAACTACTCCAGAAACAACAAATACTAAAGGAATAGGTAGAGCTTTTATGAACTTAACTACTATCTTTAATGCTTTTACTACCAAAACCATTATGCTTATGATCTTTTGGCCAAAAGCAATAAACGTAGAGAACATATTACATATAGATTGTAATTTACCAAGAGTTTTGACCACTATAGTTAGAAATCTATAAAGTTGCTCAATTGGAATTAATTTTTCAAGTCTAGCAATTTGTTCTGCTATATTAGCATTAGGAAAAACTGAGTCTACAAAACTTATAGCAGAAGCTGGAGTAGTAAGCCCTTGTATCAATATACATATTTCTCTTACTCTATCGATATTATTTATAAGTCTTTGTAGATCCTGTGAAGGGATTTGCCTATAATCAGTGTACTTATTAAAGTCTCCAAAGTACTTTTCTAGAGTTGAAGTAACAGTAGATATTTGAGGAAAACTTGAAACTAACTTAGGATCTCTTAAGGCAGATACTGCAGTTGGATCCGATATCTCTTTGAAAGAATCTTTTATTTCGTTTACTATTGAGTATACTGCCTTTGCTTTTGATTCTTGATTTGAAGTATCAGTATAACTAGAATAATATTCATCTATTTTTAATTGTGTATCGTAAGCAGCTTTTTGCAAAGTCCATTTAGCAATACCTAAATCACTAGTTGGTTTATTTTCTGGATCAAATTTAGAAGATTTTGGATCTTTATTTAGTGCGGCATTTAAAACATTACACAAATCTATTTCAGAAAGCTTATCGAAAGTATTCATTAATCCTTCGTCTATTGCTTTTTTTATAGATCTAGTAAATTTGTTTTTTACTTCTTCTGGAACTCCTTCAAACTTACCGTAAAATATATCATCTACTGCTTGTTGTGTTTTTATTAGTGCATCTCCTGCGATGAATATTGCTTTCTCTAATCCAGTAGCTGAGGTAGTATTTTGTAACCCAAAAGATTTTATAGTTTTTCCACTTAACTTTGAAGAAGTGTCTTTAAAATTCGCTTCTTTTCTAGCATTACTTTTATCTACTTTATCTTTATACGCGACAGCTTTTGCCTTCTGTGTATCAGTTAATTGAGAAGTCTTTTTATCTATCTTAGCTTGTATAATTTTGCTTACCGCCATTACTTAATATATGTAGTTTTAGACAAGTGTAATTCTTCATTTAAGTAGTTTAACATAACTTGACTAGCATGTTGCATCTCTTTACCAGCTATTCTAGCTTTAACAGCAGTAGTTCCTGGATCGCTAGTAGAAGCATCCTGTAGATAACCTGCTGCTGAAATTAAGTTCTCTAATAGTCTTTTTAATTGTATTGTAAACGTTGTTCCTAACATCGCCTGCTCTCTTGCAAACTCATCTCCAAGTTGAATTTTAGGAGAATTTATAACAGTGTTTTCTCCTGAGTATACACTAACTATCGTATTGGCTGATATGCCTACTTCTTTTTTAGAAAATAGTATTACGTTTTCTTTTTTTGAAAATAACATTACTCTATCTGAACATATTAAAGCTTGATTTCCTTTATAAGGAAATTCATACTTTTTAGATCTTATATCAGATATGTTTAGCGTTCTTATAGGTTGACCCGATGTTAGATAGATTGATGAGTCGTCCCTAGAAATGTCTTCTACAGTAGGAGAAAATAGATCGGAGTTTTTTACACTTGGTTTTCCTTGACCGTTTACAATTATTGTTATCGGTTTCCCTTGATAATCGCTTTGAGATACTCCTATTGACCATGTATCGTTGTCTCCTCTGTTTGGATTAGAACTACCAAATCTTATAGATTGACCAAATCTTCCTTCTATTAATGAGTCTCCTTCAAAAGGTTTTAAAGACTTTACTTTTGGATTCTCTTGAAAATACACTCCAAGAGGTAACTTTGCTTGAGCTGCGTCAGTCGATCCTTGATATCCTGGTTGTTGAGAATAGTATTTTAAGAACTCAGAATACTGATCCATGTTTGGAAATGCGTTATGGTTAACAGCATTCCATAAAGAAAAAGGAGGATAATAAAAAAGCTTTTGATTCTTGTAATTATCGTTAAGACCATCAGAAGGTCCAGAAACTATGTAAACAATTTCTCCTATAACAGGATACTGTTTAATAAAAGAGAATATAGGAAAAGCAGACTTAGACACTTTGTTGGCTCTTCTTAAATTAAGACCAGTGTATAGCATCTCAAAATCTACTTTACCTACATCAGCAGGACTATTATACTCTGGGTTTTTAGTTTTTCCGTCGTCAAAGAATTCTCCAAGCACAATACTAGTAACACGACCAATAATAAAGTATTGACCGTGACTACTTCCTACGCCTCCTTCAGGAGTAGAACCAAATATTATATCATTGGCCATCTTTAGGTTCCTCTGTTATTTGTTTTGATTCTGTAGCCGATACTGTGTAACTAGAAACTTCGCTAAATAGCTGTTGAATATCTTTTTCTGTAAGAAGACTTGAATCTTCTGCACCAGCAGCTTTCTTTTCTTCTTGCTTTTGAAATATTTGAAGCATTTTCATTAGGACCTCATCGTTCTTAAGACTTGAATCAAAGTATCCTTTTAGCATGGGAACAATAACGATAGCATCACCAGGACTTTCTACCATGTCTCCCAACTGGTTTATTCTTGATTTTAGGGCCTCGTCTTGCTCTTTGTGTTTGTTATATATTTCTTTTGCAAGATCAGAAATTGTTTTTCCTTCAAATATCTCTTTGCTTTGTTCTTCCATGGAACTAAGTTTATAAATAAATATCAATAGTCCGCATTCTCAATATAGTTATTGAGTATTTGAACGTACAATCCTTTTATTTTCTTAATTACCTTAGTTATTGTGTTAGATTGACAGTCTGTCATCTCTTTAATATAGATAAAAAGGGCTTTTTTATTGAATATCTCTATGTTTTCCCTTTTTTTAAAGATCTCTAGTATGGCGTAAGCTACATTTATCTCGTCTTGTTTTTCGAATAATGTAGGTATTTTAGATTCTAAAAGTATAGAGAATCTTTCAATAATATCTCCCCTATCAGGTTCTGAATATTCCTTTACTATAATTGCTTGTTTAAAACTTTCATCGTCTTCTTCGTTATTAGGAATATCAATCTTATTAACCAACTTTTTGTAGTTTTTTTGATTGTAGATAATGAGATATCTTTTAGCAATAGTTCCAAAATAAGAATAGGCTTTACCTTTTGATTGATCATATAGATCTAATTTCTGAAGCAAGAAAGATACCACTTCGTATTTAAGGTCTTCTATTTTATCTACTTCTGTGTAATAGAACTTGAATGTATGAATGATATTTTCAGCGAGCTTATAAAAACCATGGTGAATTCTTTGGTTATATATTTTATTTCTCGTAGCTTGATTAGTACTTCGCCTATATTCTAAGATAGCCTCTTCAGTATCTTCTGTAAAGTAATTATTCTTTGTTTTGGGTTTTCTCTTTCTTGGTTGACCTTTTTTAGTAAGTTCTACCTCTACAACTTCTACTATTTCTTCCATGCTTACTTACTTTCTGTATATTGTTTAATCATTCCTTGAAGATTCTTCATCTCTTCGATCAATTGTAGAAACTCAGGATCAGATTGAACCCAAAGAGTTTTATCTATTTTATCTACCAGAAGATCGATCTCTTTATAGTTAGCCATAACTTCGTTGATAAAAAGCTGTTGCTTTACTACCATATTTTCTAACTTTCTATTCTTTTGATACAGATTAAATACAACGTATCCAACTACTGTTAGCACCCAAAGTGCTACTACTATCCATGTTATTATCATGATTTGTTTATTTGATCTTCGATCTTAGCGGACATTAGATCTGCTTGATGAAGAATGTGAACTAAATTTGTTTTAATTTGAAAGTCTTGTCCGTAAGGCATATAGTAAGCTTTGTTTCCCTCTTCGTAAAGACCATCGTGTAATTTTATTGCTAAGAATTCTGTTTCTGTAACAGGTATTCCTGCTTGCTGGAGGTAATACAGGCTGCGATCTGCAATCCTCATATGTGTTATATTAGTATTGTACTTATAGTACGCTCCTTGCTTCTCTATGTGCCATTGGGAATCGTTAGGAACATAGAATGGTTGATCATTTGTTCCTAGCTTTCCAAGATCATGATTAATTGCTGAAAAAACCAGTTCTTCAGTTGTATAATCTATTTTCTGACCAAACTTTGACCACACTCTGTCAAATACTAATGCTGATTCAATAACTCTAAGAACGTGATCAAGATAACCTCCAGGAAAACAATTGTGATGTGCATGTTTAGAAGAAGCAGGAGAAGTAGATAGAGTCTCTTCAATTCCTTTGTAGAATTCCTTCAGATTTTCTCGTCTATCTTCAGAAATGTATTGATCAATGTAAGAATAAAACTTATCTAGATTCTCTTGAATCTGTTCAGCAGAAACCTTTTTCATAAACTTTTTTTTAAAAGTAAGCCTTTTTTATTTCTTGGATAAACTTATCTTCAGAGTCTACAGGAATTCTTTTATTAATCACGGTAGTTCCTCCAGTAGACTGTTTTTCGCAGAAGTAGATTACGCTTGTAGCTCCTCTTTTCTTTACTACTGCCATTGGATATTTGCCGCAATCTACCCGGTCTTCTAAGTTATCGCACTTCTTATTTTCAGAACTAGTACAGTTCATCTCTTCATATTCTATCTCTTCAGAAATAAGAGCATATTTTATCCTAGTGCATTTCTCGCATCCGTCTAGTACGTATAATTCTATTTTGTTACTCATAGTTAAATTCTGGGTCTATCTTTTCCATAATTATTTTCCAATACTCTTTTTCATCATCTGTGAATGTTTCCCAACTAATTGATAAGAAGATGTAGAGAGCTTCTAGTTGTTCTTCTGAAATTTCTTGATGTTCTATGTTTTCTTCATTTTGTTGCATAGAGAATTTTTAGAGTATTGTTTTTTTGACACTTGTTTCGAATTTTGTTTATGGTTGAAAAACTCTAGCGGACTTTATACCGTCGGATTCTACCGATATTCAATTTCAACTTTTATTAAAACCTTCTATTTATATACCTGGAGGCGATTTACTGTCCTCTCCTGGTAGTCGATGCACTCTGGTCCGCTATTTCGATCACTCGTGGAATCTCACCAGGCTATGTCGTAGCGATACAGTTCGACGTTATTAAAGTAAATATAACAAATAAAATTCAAATAAAAAAATATATTTCACATTTATTTTATTAAGTCAATAAATTGTATTATATTTGATAATATGAATAATGAAGGTTTAATACTTGGAGTTTTAGAATCTGTTCTTGGTAAAGGCAAGCAGTTTCCAAAAACTGGTGACTATGGATTTTATTGTCCTATATGTAATCACAAGAACCCAAAACTTATTGTTAATCTAAATACTGGAAAATATAATTGTTTTACATGTCATCCTGCCACAAAAGGACAAAATCCTGTTACTCTACTAAACAAAATAGGTGCGCCAAGCGATAAGATAGTTGAACTGAAGGGATACTTAGGATATCTTAAAAAGCAAGACGAGAGCATAATCACTACGGTTAGTTTGCCTAAAGAATTCATAAGCTTGTTAGACGATAACAATACTCTAGAAAAAAGACAAGCTCTAGCTTACGTAAAATCTAGAGGTATTACTGAAAGCGATATCATAAAATATAACATAGGATATTGCTCTAATGGTAGATATAGAAACAGAGTTATCATACCTTCTTACAACAAAAGAGGTATCGCTAACTACTTTATGGCAAGGTCTTTCGAAAAGAATCCTTCAAGAAAGTTTGACGCTCCAACATGTAACAAAGCAGAAATTATAGGATTAGAAAACACCATAAACTGGTCAGTTCCAGTTATACTTTGTGAAGGTATATTTGATGCAATTGCAATAAAAAGAAACGCAATACCATTATTTGGTAAGACAATACCAAAAGCTATAATGCTAAAACTAGCAGAATCTCAAGTAAAAACAGTGTATCTTGCATTAGACAAAGACGCTCTGAAAGAAGCGCTTAACTATTCAGAAAAGCTAGTTAACATGGGAAAAGAAGTATACCTGATTGAATTAGATGGAAAAGATCCATCAGATCTAGGATTTGAAAAGATAACGGAATTATTACACAAAGCAAGACCAATGACATTCTCAGACTTCTTGCTAAAAAAGATGATGTTGACAGCATGATTAAGAACGTATTAAATTTATCTGAAGTTAATAAGATATATCACGTTAGCGATATTCATATTAGGAATTTTAAAAGACACAAAGAATACAGAAGAGTTTTTCATCTGCTAAAAGAAAAGATTTTTTGGTCAGTAGACGATAAGTCTCTAATAGTATTGACTGGAGACATAGTTCACTCTAAAACAGACGTAACTCCTGAGCTAGTATTCGAAGTGCAAGATCTACTAAAGTCATTGGCAGATATAGCTCCAGTTTTACTTATTCCTGGAAATCACGATGCTAATCTAAATAATAACCACAGAATGGATGCCTTGACTCCAATAGTCAATGCGCTTAATCACAAGAATCTATATTACTCAGTGAACAGCGAAGTATTCAATATAGGAAATGTGACCTTCTGTCATTGGTCGGTGTTTGACGATAATTATATATGTGCTTCAGATATAGAGGCTGATTATAAGATCTGTATGTATCATGGTGCTGTACAGAATGCGCTTACTGAAGTAGGATTCAAGTTAGAAGGAGGAAAGATAACAACTAAACACTTCGATGGATTTGATATCACTCTACTTGGAGACATTCATAAGTTACAATATCTTAATGAAGAGAAAACAATAGCATACCCTGGATCGCTAATTCAACAGAATCACGGAGAGAGCTTAGATCACGGTATTCTAGTATGGAACTTAAAAGACAAATCTAGCGAATACGTTAGTATACCAAACGATACAGCATTCTATACTGTGTATGTAGAAAATGGAAAGCACGATCCCATTCCTGAAAATCTACCTACTAATTTATATCTTAGAGTTCGACATACTAATACCGATCAGATTAGACTAAAAGAGATCATTAGTGGAATTAAAAGCGAAAGAACCATAGTAGAGCAATCAATACAGAGAATAAATGGTCCACAAGAATTAAATAATCCAAGTCATAGATCAAGCAGAGTAGTAGATGTAAGAGACGAACATCAGCAAAACTCATTAATAGAGAAGTTTTTAAGTAAAAAGCATAAGCTAACTGATGATCAAAAAGAAAGCATAAGATCTATAAATGCTTATATTAATCAACAGTTACCAAAAACAGAGAGTTCAAGGAATATAGTTTGGCTGCCAAAGAAATTTGAGTTCGAAAACATGTTTAGTTACGGTAAAGATAATACTATAGACTTTACTGATATGGCTGGAACTTATGGTATATTTGCAGCAAACGCATCAGGCAAGTCTACTCTACTGGATGCTCTTAGTTATTGTGTATTTGACAAGTGCTCTAAGACGAATAGATCTTCTCAAGTGCTAAATAGCTCTTCAAATACGTTTTATTGTAAGCTAGATTTTGAGTTAGATGGCAAAAACTATGTAATAGAAAGAGATGGATTGAGAGAAAAGAATGGTAACGTTAGGGTAAAAGTTAACTTCTATTATACCGATGATTTAGGGAATAAAATCTCATTAAACGGTAAAGAAAGAAACGACACTAATGCTAGCATAAGATCTGTGTTAGGAAGCTACGAGGACTTCACTCTGACTGCCCTGAGCGCACAGGGAGCTAATTCTGGATTCATAGATATGAACCAAAAGGATAGAAAAGAGCTACTCAGTCAGTTCCTGGACATCAATGTGTTCGAAACTATGTACGACTTTGCTAACAACGAGATGAAAGATATCTCTGCAGTAATGAAACAGTACCAAAAAGTAGATCATTCTACTGAAATATCTAAAATAGATCAAGAAAAAACAGAAATAAACCAAAAAATAGACGATCTAAAGATCCAAAAAGATAATTTAATTATTGATAAGGATAGTCTAAATAAAAGAATACTTGAAGAGCACATCATGCTTCAATCAGTAAGCTCTAAAGCGATAGACGAACAGCAAGTAAGATCAGAAGTGTTGTCTCTAGAAGAAGATCTAAAGAAACAAGTTACTGAAGAAGCTATAATAGCATTAGAACATACTACTATAAAAGAACATTTAGCGACTTATAACAATACATTAGAAAGAGTACAAATAGAAGAACTAAATAAAAGACTACAATCGCTAAAAGATCTAAATAAACTTAAAAATACCGCAAATATAGAGCTTAATAAGCTTAATATTCACTTATCCCATCAAAAAGATAAACTAGATAAGTTAAATGAGTTGGAATACGACGAGAATTGTTCTTATTGTATGAATAATGTATTTGTAAAAGACGCTATTTCTACAAAACAGAGTCATGAGGATCTTATAAAACAAAAAGACACAATAGAAACAGACATCGAAATTATAGATCAGCAGATTAAAAAGCTAGGTAATGTAGAGGAGCACAAAAGAGAGTACGATGCCTTATTACAAATAATAAATGATAAAGAAAAGAAGTCATTAAAGTTACAATCAGATCTTCAGAAGGTACAAATAGATCAAACAAACATAAAACAAAAAATAAAAGACAAAGAGTCTGAGCTAGATACTTACAGAAAAGAAAAAAAGAAGATAGAACAGAACGCTCAAGTGCAATCTAGGATAGATTCTTACGAACTAGAGTATAAAACAGTAGAGAACAACCTTAAAATAGTAAGCGACGATCTTACTGAGGCTCTGATAAAAGTAAACTCCCTTAGTTCAAATAGAGACAAGTACACAAACGATCTTACTGAGTTGGTAAAGCTTCAATCCAAGTACGATGTTTATAAGTACTATAGCGAAGCAGTTCACAGAGACGGAGTTCCTCACGAATTAATATCAAATACAATACCTCAATTGCAAGATGAGATAAACGCTATACTTCAACAGCTAGTAGATTTTCAAGTAGTGCTTTATCCTGACGACAAGAATATCAATGCTTATATAGCCTACGATAACGAGAGGTACTGGCCTATAGAACTAACTTCAGGAATGGAGAAGTTTGTATCAAGTCTAGCTATAAGGTCATCTCTTATCAATATATCATCACTACCAAGACCTAATTTTATAGCGATAGATGAAGGATTCGGAGCATTAGACACAAACAACTTAGGAAGCATTGTATCTTACTTCGATCACTTAAAAAATCAATTCAAATTTATCATGATTATATCTCACATAGACTCAATGAGAGACGCTGTAGATCACCAAATAGAAATAAACAAGATAGACGGTAGATCTAACGTACAACACACAAACTAGATATTTATATGTAATAGTGTATAAACACGCATAAAATTTAAAAACGATATTTATTATCATGGCAAAGAATTCTAGCTTACTAGCAAAATCAAAATCCGATAGGAGCGTCTTTTCTGGACAAGTTATTCCAGACACTTATCAAAGTTTGAATGGACTTACAAATCCAAAAGCTTACGCTTCAACCGATAGAGACGCTTTAGCTGGAGGAGTACCACCAACACCTCCACCTACTACGACTACAACTACTACAACTAGTACGACTACTACCACTACTACATTACCATAGACGAGAATAACAAATAACAAATGATAAAAAATATCATAGCGATATATCCAGGTCGTTTTCAACCGATGGGACGCCACCACTATGATGCTTTTAAGTGGTTAGAAAAAAAGTTTGGATCTGATAAGACGTATATTGCAACCTCAGATAAGGTAGATCCTCCAAAAAGTCCTCTTAATTTTAATGAAAAAAGATCTGTCGCTAACAAGTACGGAATAACGAATCAGTTAGTTCAAGTAAAAAATCCGTACAAAGCAGAAGAGATCACATCAAAATATGATCCAGAGACTACAGCAATAGTGTTTATGGTAGGAGATAAGGATATGCAAGAGGATGCGAGATTCAAGATAGGCAAGAAAAAAGACGGAGGCGATACATACTTTCAAAAGTACGAACCCAACAAAGAATTAAAACCGTACACAGAACATGGTTATCTAGTAGTAGCTCCTCACGTTTCTTACGATATTGAAGGAATAGGTGAAATGAGTGGAACAAATATAAGAAAAGCGTTATCTAATCCAAAATCAACACCAAAACAGTTCAAAGATATTTTTGGTTGGTATGATTCTGAAATAGAGTCAATGCTTAAAAAAAAATTCGCAACCTCTATGAAAGAGGCGAAACCAATATACGAGATTATAGAAGAGAGGGTGGTCCTTTCTACTCTGATTCGTACTTTATTGGTTGAGGGAGGAAATGTATTTCAAGGAACACAAAGAATCAAACTAGCAGACATAGACAAAACGATAGACTGGTTAGAAGACAAGTCTGGTCTTTCTCTTAAAGACAGCATGCTTGGAACTACTGGCAAAAAAGCAGATAGCGGAGACCTCGATCTTGGAGTAGATAAAAATAAAATAGATCAAAATTCATTAATAAATAAGCTTACATCAAACGGAATAGATAAAGCAGACATTAAAAAGTCAGGAACTAATGTCCATGTAAAGACTCCAATAGCAGGAGATCCTAAAAATGGATTTGTACAATCAGACTTTATGTTTAACGATGATGTTGAATTTATGAAGTTCTCTATGCAAGGCGGAGCTAAGGATAGTCCTTACAAAGGAGTTCACAAGCACTTAGTATTGGCTAGTATAGCGAAAGCTCAAGGTATGAAATGGTCTTATCTTAATGGTCTAGTAGATAGAGCAACAAACAAAGTAATAAGTAAAAATCCTAGCGAAATAGCAACTAAGTTACTTGGTCAGGGAGCAAAACCTGAAGACTTAACAAGCGTAGAAGCAATCGTTAAATTTATAAAGAATAAGCCGCAGTACGAAGATTGGGTAGCACAAGCGAGACAGGATCTAGCAAAAGACGGTCTTGAACTTCCTAAAAAAGAAGATCTCAAAGAGTCCCTAAAAAAGATACAAAGATTATTCATGTTACTCGAGGCCGCATCGGCCAGAATCCAACACCCAGAAGACTTAATATATTGGGACGGATCTAAGGGCGCAGAGAAAGCTTTACAAGTAATGGATAGAGCAGCAAAAGACCCGTCAACCACATCCGTAAAATGGGACGGATCACCAGCCGTAGTGTTTGGAGTAGACGAAAACGGTAACTTTATTCTAACAGACAAGAGTGGATTCACAGCAAAAGGATACGACGGAAAAGCTAAGAGCGCTAAAGAAATAGAGACGATGTTCAAGAATAGGGCAATAAAATCTGCCGAAAAGAGCGGAACAAAACCCAATTTTGCTTTCGCAAAAAGCATGGCAAATGCCTACGATGTGTTCAAGAACTCTTGGCCAAAAGGACTCACTGGATACTTCAAAGGAGACTTATTATACCAAAGCAAACCAGAAGTTGTAGACGGAGAATACGTATTCAAACCGAATATTACTACGTACAAGATTCCTGATAATAGCGAACTAGGAAAGCAGATAACCAAAAGCGAAGTTGGAGTTATTCCTCACGTTTATCAATCCTTAGACGGCAAAGAATCAGGAGTTAAGGACGCAAAGCAGTACAAGTTCAATCCAGCAGGAGGACTCATGGTGTTCTCACCGGTGTTCCCAAAAAGTGGAGCTAAGATAGACAGTAAGTTAATGAGCGCAGCTAAATCAGCTGTCTCTAGCGCTAAATCTGCAGACAAACTGCTCGATAAAAGCAAGCTTAGTCAAGAAAAAATGAGTGATTACGCTGACATGCTATACAAGTTTACGAATTCAAAGGCCGCAAGCATGAATACGCTTAGTGCTAAAGAGTTTATTAATTTCTTGGAGAATGAGAAGACTATTAGTGATGGTAAAAAAACCAAAATGATAGAGTATTCTCAACAGAATCAGTCAGATCTAGAAAAGATATTCAATGCAGTAAAAGCTATAAACAACCTAAAGAACTCCATAATAGCTCAGTTAGATTCTCAAGATCTAGGAGTAAAAGCTTCTATAGGAGATGAATCAGGCGGCGAAGGATACGTGATATCCGATCCATCAGGACCAATAAAGTTAGTTAATCGAGGAGGATTCACTGCAGCAAATAGAGCAGTTCAAAGATAAAATTATGGAAGATCAAGAAAAATTAGCGATAGCTACAAATTTTATAAGATTTGCTAGTGATTCTTTAGGACTTGAAGAGTTACCTAAGGTATTTTTCATAAACGATAATAAGTGGAGCAGACAGATGAGGTCTTTTGGACAGTATAATCCTCAGACTTCAGAGATCCTCGTATATATTAAGAATAGGAATATGGCAGACATTCTAAGAACACTTTGCCATGAAATGGTTCATCACAAACAAAACGAAGAAGGAAGATTAAAATCAGATTCAGGTAAAACTGGATCTGAAATAGAAAACGAGGCTAATGCTCAAGCTGGAATACTACTTAGAGAATACGGACAACACAACGAAGTAATATACGAAAGCTTTAACAAAGAGTTTGATCACTACTTTGGAATTAGTCCAAAAGAATACTTACTAGAAAACGGAAAAAAGTCTTTTGCGGAAGCAGTATCTAAAGCTAAGTTAGCATATATAGAATTAAAATAATACGTTATGAATCAAGGTCAACTAAAGAAAGAATTTAAAAAGAAAGACGTGACTAGGATGAGAAACCTAATCACAGGTAAGGCCGGAGAAAAGACTCAAGTACTTACAGGTTACGAAAAAAAGGTAGAATCCCGCAAAGAGGGAGACATCTGGGAAGAGTTAGGACGTAATTGGACAATAAAAAACGGAATAAGACAAAATATAACAAAAACAGATAAGCTTAAAAGGCTTGCTGTATTTCCTATATCGTGTCCTAAGTGTAGCAAAGCAATGAAGCCCACGAATATTAATAAGCAAATGTACGCAGTTCAAGGAATGTGCTACGATTGCGTTATAGAGACCGAGCATCATATTAGAGTACAAGGAAAGTGGAGTGAATATAGAAGTGACCAACTTACTGCTAATAAGAATTCTAGTCTAAAAGATTTCGAACAAGCAGTAGAGTCATGGTATAATGAGAAAGAACAGTTCTTTACAGAAGCTGGACAACAAGAAAATTGGAGTCAAGGAGACAAGAAAAAAGCTTACGAACAGATCAAAGAGAAGATCGAAGAGATGAGAAACATAAAATTGTAAATATTTATAAAAAATTAGTATAAATGCCAGCAGTATCAGAACCACAAAGAAAATTATTTGGCGCAGCTCTAGCAGCAAAAAGAGGCGCTAAACCAATAAGTAAAAAAATCGCGAAGATCGCAAAACAAACTCCTGAAAAAGAGCTTAGCAAAATGGCTTCTAAAGATGAAGGCGTTGATGTTGGACAAGGGTTCGACAATCAAGTTGGAGACATGTATGCTGTTCAGAGACCTTACGATGGATGCGCGGCAAACAAATTGGTACACAAAGTTGATCCTTTGATGGGAATCAACGGCGCAGGAATCGATGCTTCTCAAGTATACGGAGCTTATTTGGACGAAAAAGCTGCTATGGTAATGGCAGAAAAGCTTTGCAAAGAGTTTACAGATGCTGCTGTAATGCTTGAAAAGAAAAAAGAAGTGGTAGTTGGTAGACTAAAAAAAGCTATCGACGAACTAGAAGCTAAAAGAAGTGAGTGCGTAGGCATGATAAAAGAGAATCCTAAAGAATCAGGAGCTCACAAAGAAACTATTGCTCAATTAGCTACTAAGATAGACGATCTTATGACTAAGTTAGAGAAAATAGAAAACTCTAAAAAAGAAATTAAGAAAGAAGAAGACAAGAAAAAAGATCTTAAAGAAGCTTATGAAGTGCACTTCTCAGATGGCGTAAGACAAAGCAAAAAGTTTAAAGATCCCAAATCTGCACTTACTTTCGCTAAACAGTTAATAAGTACAAATAAAAATCTACAAAATGTAGATGTATTTAATGCTGGACCAAATTTTCATTCAACAGCAGACACAGATTCAGTAATTGCTTGGTGGGGAGACGGTTCTTACATGGATAATAAATCAAAAAAAGATATTAAATTAGCATCTAAAAAAATAAAATAATGGAACCTTACGGCTTATTTATCGGAACACTAATGCAGAGTCGTAATCAGGCTCACATTTACCACCTACAGACAAACTCATTTGCAGCCCATTTGGCTTTGCAAGCTTATTACGAAGGCATAATTCCTTTTATAGACGGACTTGTTGAGTCTTATCAAGGAAAATATGGTATCTTACGTGGATACAAAATGGAAGGAATTATCAAAGAAGATGATAATGCTCTTATGTACTTCGAAGGTCTTTCTAAGTTTGTAGATATGATAAGGACTAAAGTTCCACAAGACTCTTACATTCAGAACGAGATTGACAACGTAGTTAATCTGGTTGAATCTACTAAATACAAACTTAAATTCTTGCACTAATGCATGAACTTCACGAAGGAGAATTTTGTCCTCAGTGTTTAAAAGAGTATATCTTAGAACACGTAAACGTTTTACAAGAGGCCGAGTACAAAGGACGCAAAGTTCAGTTGGGAAAGCCGATGGCTGGTGATGTTAAGAAATTTAAAGTCTACGTTAAGAACGCTAAAGGAAACGTAGTTAAAGTAAACTTCGGACAAAAAGGAGTAAAGATAAAAAAGAACAATCCTGCAAGAAGGAAAAGTTTTAGAGCGAGACACAGATGTGATACTAATCCAGGACCTCGTTGGAAAGCAAGGTATTGGTCATGTAGAAAATGGTAATATGATAAGTCTAACTGAAATAGTAAGAGAAATAATGTTGCACGAAGAGCAAATGCAATCTGATGCTTGGAAGGCAATAACTAAAACTATTGATGTTCTTAAGAAAAAAGACAAAATTTTGCTGCTAAGTTGCTCTAACAGATACAATTGGGATGATAAAGACATAGATATACCGAAATCAAAAATGATTGCGATGTATATACAAGATCAATTGCGCGATAAGTGTATATTGATTGATGTTCCTGAACTTAACATAGTAGCCTGCGAAGGCAACGTATCAAGAAAAGACGGTAACAGCTGTGGATTGCCAAAAGCTAAACTTAAAGACAAGGAAAAAAATCCTTCCGGACAACATAGGTGTTGGGCAAGTTACAATAACCCAAAAGACGAACTGTGGAAAATATCAAAAGAGCTACTCGAATCAGACGCAGTCGTGTTTTTTAGTTCTATAAGATGGGGACAGACTAACATGTACTACCAAAACTTAATTGAAAGGTTGACTTGGTTAGAAAATAGACATCACACTCTAGGTGAATCGAATATCATTAAAGATATAGAAACAGGATTCATCTGCACAGGTCAAAACTGGAACGGAGAAGTGGTAACAGATATACAGAAACAAGTTCACAAGTTTTACGGATTCAAACCAAACAACGATCTGTATTGGAACTGGCAGTATACCAAAAACGTAAATGACGAAACGCAGAAGTCTTATAAAGCTTCTTATAGTAAGTTTGAGAAAGACACAAAAATAAATAAAGATACAATATGATCAGTCTTGAAGAAATATTAGATCAAGTATTATCAGAAGCCTGCTGGGACGGATATTCACAGAAAGGACTAAAAAAGAAAGGGAATAGAATGGTTCCCAATTGCGTAAGAGTTAAAGAGGAAAAGAAAAAAGCGAAGGTAAAAGCTGCGTATTTAACTAAGGACGCCGCTGCAATGAAGAAAGAAATTAATCGAGTAAAAAAGTTAAAATCAGACGATCCATCAGCTTATGGAAAGTGGGAAGCTGACTACTCAGATAAAGCTAAGACTAAGAAATACAAGACTAAAAAGTCTGCTGCCACTTCTGCTTACGAAAAGAGATTTGGTAAAAAAGAAAGCGTAAACGAAGAAACATCAGATCAAAAAGAAATGATAGACGGAATCGTTGATATGCTTAAACAAGTCAAAGATATCGACAATCGTAAAAAAATGGTGATAGATAGACTTAAAGATTTCAAAAAAGAAGGAATTGTGGTTGATACAAAAGATTTTCTACAAAGATGCGAAATAAAAGCATAACAAAACAATGATAAATCTACTAGATATACTAAAAGAGATGTTTATTTTTGAGTACGATCCTCAAACAGAAAAAGCTTTAGCGAACAAAGCAAAATCTACTGGTATATCAAAAACTGTACTAAAAAGCGTTTACGCAAAAGGTCTAGGAGCATGGAAAACAGGCCACCGTCCAGGAGTTGGTCAACACCAATGGGCAATGGCAAGAGTAAATTCTTTTGTTACTGGTAAAGGCGGAGCTAGAAAAGCAGATAAGACTTTATGGAAAAAAGCAAGCAAATCTAAAAAGAAAAAATAATGAATAGTATTTCACAATGGCAACGTATTTTGTTGCAAGAAATAGAAGAAAAAGAACTTTCTCCTAAGCAACAAAAGATCGCAAAACTAGATCCACCGGCTGATAAGATTGATGCTGGAGACTTTGAAAAGTTGAGAGCTGGCGCTAAAATAGAAGAAGACGGAATGGATCACGAAGTTTCTATGGCTAACAACAGCATAGAGACCATCATCAAGCACGCAATGGAGCTCAAGGCTAAGTTGGGTAACGATGAGAAAGATATTCCAGCGTGGATTCAGGATCACATCACGAATGCAGCTAACTTTATAAGTCAAGCTGCTGAGAACTATCACGAGTACGGACAAGAAGAAAAACCAGAACAAGAAACAGAAGATTCACTTACATCAATAATGGAAAAAATAATAAAAAATGGACATAAATAAACTAAAAGGACACATTCCTGATGCTGTAATAGCTCAGCTTCCAGACACAATTGCAAAGTTTGAACTAAACACTCCACTAAGATTAGCTCATTTCTTGGCTCAAGCCGGCCACGAATCCGGAGGATTTAAAGCAGTCAATGAGAACTTAAACTATGGAGCTAAAGGTTTATTGGGTATATTTAAAAAGTATTTTCCTACGCCAGAAAAAGCAGCTTTGTATGAAAGAAAACCAGAAAAGATCGCTAATCTCGTTTACGGAGGTCGTATGGGCAACGGTCCTGAGGCCACTGGTGAAGGCTACAAGTATCGCGGTCGTGGTTACATTCAGCTTACTGGTAAAGATAACTATAAAGCCTTTGACTTGGTTGTTGCTGAAAATATCACAGACAATCCGGACTTAGTAGCTACGCAATACCCATTGCTTTCTGCAGCTTGGTTTTTTCACAAGAACGGACTACACAAGATCGCGGATAAAGGAGCAACAGATGCTATAGTGACAGAAGTTACAAAAAGAGTTAACGGCGGAACCATAGGATTGCCAGACAGGATAAAGCATTTCAAAGAGTACTATACTTTGCTAGCCTAGACCACAAAGATATATTTTTTTACCTTACTGATAAATGTGTAGATTCGCATAAAAAAAGATGAAAGACTTAGAAATTTTAAAAAGGATGATCTTAGAAGCAGACGAAGAAACAGTTACTGTGGATTCGGAGACTACACAAGTTAAGGAAAAACCCAAGAATGCTGCTTTTGAAAAGGATCCTATGGGATTCATACTAAAAAAGTACAGTACTTTGAATGAAATCATGACTGAGCTCATGACTAAAGATTTCAGAGAATTTGTTGACGCAATATTCTACATAGCGCCAAAGCCAACTACCTTCAAGATTCAGTTGCACAATGGACAAAGCTTTTTCATGACCTATATGAAAGAGAACATTTACGAAGCAATCATAAGTGGAAAAAGGTATTATTTAGCAGGAATCGGTGAGAAAGAAAGGTGCATGATGGCGATCGCAAGACTTCTTAGATTCGGAACTCCTTTGAAAACCAAAGGAGCAGAAGGAGCAGAAGAAGGAACAAGAGATTCAGAAAATACTGGAATGGAAGGAGATTGGGCAGAAAAAGGTGGAGCGACTGGAGGATTACCATCCGGAGGTGAAGAAGAAGTAACAGCTGGTGCAGAAGCAGGAGGTGAAGAAGAGTTGGCAGAAAACAAAAGAATTTTAGAAGGTCTATTAACAAAATCAATAGTTACAGAATTGACAATAACCCCGGATTACACAACTAAAAAAGGACCAAATCCTTATTATACTGCGAAGCCTGAAACAGACGAAAAGGTAAAATCTGTACTAAAACTATCGGGTGCTATAGTCTACAAAAATATAAGTGATATACCAAGTGGCAAAAAAGATGCATATTCAGATCCAAAAGGACCTTATCACTTCGAAGTAATGACAGTTAATGATGAAGGTAAACTAGTATCCACGAAAAAATACGTTAGTTTAGCAAAGAAGTCAGTAACCGGACACTACGGAGAAAGCAGTTCAGGATCTGGAGGAGGAGCTGCAAAAACAGCTCTTCAAGAGTCGGCTCAGTGTTTAGTTAACGCAGTTAGATATAATAAAGGATCAGAAATATCTGAAAAAGATTTAAACGATAAAAATTACGCTAAGGCTACCAAGAGAATAGACACTACATCTTCTCTAGAAGAGATGGTATCTTTTATAAAAAATGATCCTTCTTGGAGAAAGTCTCTTATAAGCACTGCAAACGGATTAGCCGTGAAGTATCCAGGCAACTTTAAATTTTATAGAGGTGCTGGTATCGCTACAGATGTTGATAGAGCCGCTAAGTCTTGTTTAAAGTACGTGCAAGGCGCTATAAACGTTAATAAGTGGAATCCTGCAGACATTTGGATGGCGACTAACGATTTAGCTATCGACGAAATACCAGTAAATACTGAAATTCAAAAGTTAAATAAGTGGATGATCTCTAAGTTTAAATCGAAACAGCTTATAGGAGTGTCTCTTAAAAAGTGTACAGGAGAGTGTAATATAGAAGTGTATAATCTTAAGCAAGTAGAGAGACCAGAAAAGTTCGAAGGTTTAGGACCAAAAGACACAAATTTCTTTAAGTCTTTAGATGTATATATTAATTACACCGGCGGTAAAGTACAGTTTAGAAACTTCTCAAACGTAACAAGTTGGCAAGGTGAAATAAAAGCTAAAGAGGCTGCAGGAGGTAAAATAGGAGGTAGATCTGTAAATAGAGCGCTAGTACAAGCTGGAAGTAACTTAGAATTCTTACCAGAACAAACAGAAGTATTAGCTGCATGTAAAGACGCAGACGAAACAGTAGTAAAAAATCTATATAACAAATATAAAAAGATCTCTTTACTAAAAAGCAAAATGAAAGAGGATGAATTTACCAAATCCTTTTTAGCGGCACCTTTAGCTAACAGAACTAGCAACTACATGAATATAGAATTGCTATACCAACTAAGTCTTATGACAGAAGAGCAAAGAGACAAGTTTGTAAGAAATCTAATAAGTCACGCCAAGTCAGAAACTAATGTATCTTCGGTGTTTGTTAAAGCATCTTAAAAACAAAAAATGAATAAAGTTTTAGCTACCATAAAGAATTGGATGCCTATTATTAAAATTATGCAGTATATTGCAGTAGTAATAGTTATATTGTATCTATCGATTCAATTACTAACTACTAAAAGAGAGATCTCTAGCGATTTTAAAGCTCAATTAGATAGCTTACAAAAAGTAACGGTAGCTCTTCAAAAACAACAAAAGTCTTACGATAGTGTTATATACTCGGAAGAAGAAAAGATTAAAGAGTTAGACTATCAGATAGATAATGTAAAAGAAAAAACTACAATAATAAAAGAATATTATCATGAACAAAGTAAAGCTGCTGATAGCTATACTCCTACTCAGCTCGACAGTTTTTTCTCAAAGCGTTACGGATACTAGTAAGTTACAACTAAGCTACCCAATAGCAAAAATGATTGTTAAAGATCTCGTCAAAGGAGATTCAGCTCTTGCGTTGCTAAAAGTAAAAGAAGACGAATTAATTCTTGTAGAAAAAAAAGTAGTGGCTAAAGACAGCATTATAAGTACGTATAAACGTAAAGAGCTTAACTATCTTAGTCAAGTTAATAATGAAACAGCTAAAGTAGAAGGTTGGCAGAAACAATATTCTGATCTTTACAAACAACACAGAAAACTAAAAGTAAAATACAGGTTCACGCAAATATTGTCTTACGCAATCGTTGGTGGACTTGGATACCTATACCTAACCAAGTAATGTCTGATCAACAAATTTCTATAAAAGATAAAGTAAAGGAAGAGTTCGTAAAGTGTGCTACGGATCCTGTTTATTTCATGAAGAAATATTACATGATCCAACATCCACAAAGAGGACGGATGCTCTTCAATCTATATCCTTTTCAAGAGAAAGTACTTAGATTGTTTCAAGCAAATAAGTTCTCTGTCATAAACAAATCAAGGCAATTAGGTATATCAACCCTTGTATCCGCATATTCCCTGTGGCTAATGTTGTTTCAAAGGGATAAGAACGTTCTTGTAATTGCGACTACTCAGTCTACTGCAAAGAACATGGTAACTAAAGTTAGATTTGCTTACCAGAATCTGCCCTCGTGGCTTAAAATACCAGCTTCTGAAGACAATAGATTAAGTCTAAGACTAAATAACGGATCACAGATTAAAGCTGTTTCTGCAGCCGGAGACGCAGCTCGTTCTGAAGCCGTAACCTTGCTAGTAATTGACGAAGCCGCGTTTATCGATAGGATCGAAGAGATCTTTACTTCTGCTCAACAAACATTGGCTACCGGTGGTGGAGCTATAGCATTATCTACTCCTAACGGTGTGGGTAATTGGTTCCATCAAACTTACACTAAAGCTCAAAAGAAAGAGAATAGCTTTTTACCTATATCTTTACCTTGGACAGTTCATCCTGAAAGAAATCAAACTTGGAGAGACCAACAAGACAAAGATCTTGGAGTAAGAAGCGCAGCTCAAGAGTGTGATTGTGACTTTGTAACTTCTGGTAATACAGTAATTCCTCCAGATGTTTTAAACTGGTACGAAGAAAATACTTTACAAGAACCAATTGAAAGACGTGGTCTAGATAAAGGATATTGGATTTGGGAATATCCCGATCCTCGAAAATTCTATACCATCGTTGCTGACGTAGCAAGAGGAGACGGAGCTGACTTTTCAGCTTTCCAAGTCTTTGAAATGGAAACTATCACTCAAGTGGCAGAGTACAAATCTCAACCAGGCACAAGAGAATACGCGCAAATCTTACTTTCTGCAGCAATGGAATACAACAACGCATTGCTTGTAGTAGAAAACGCAAGTATAGGTTGGGATGTAGTTCAATCAGTAGTAGAAAGCGGATATCAAAATGTTCACTACAGCTATAGAACGGAAATAGGAATGGACTTTCAAAAATATCTTGATAAGTATCAAGCTTCTAACTCGGCGCTAGTCCCAGGATTCTCTACAACAAGCAGAACAAAGCCTCTAGTAATAGCAAAAATGCGTGATTTAGTAGAAAACAAATTCGTAACTATAAAGTCACTAAGACTAATAGAAGAGCTTAGGGTATTTATATGGAAAAACGATTCAGGAGCGGCAATGAATGGATATAATGACGACTTAGTGATGTCTTTTGCAATAGGAATGTACCTTAGAGACACGTCTTTAAGATACAAAACAGAAGCAGATAGCTTGCTAAGAAACAGCTTAAACAACTTTACGAAGACAGATTCAGGATTCGATTTATATAACGCTAACAGTGCACTCAATAGTAATCCATGGCAGATGAATATCCCTGGACCAAATGGTCAGGAGACTCAAGATTTGCGATGGTTATTGTAAACTCACATAATTATTAATACAAATGGCAGAACAACAAAGACCACCAGAGAATTTATTTACAGCGCTAAGACGACTGTTTTCCACGGACGTGATTATACGTAACGAGGGAGGTGGTATGCTAAAAGTCATTGATACTGACAAGATACAAACTTCAGGTGTCATTCAGACTAACTCTCTTATCGATAGGTTTAACAAAGTATACACTACTTCTACCGCTTACGGTGTTAACTTGAATCTAGCACAGAACTATCGCTCTGCAAGGGTTCAAATTTATGCTGATTACGATTCTATGGATACTGATGCAATCGTAGCGTCTGCGCTCGATATCATTGCTGATGAAGCTACTCTAAAGAACGAACAAGGTGAAGTATTGCAGATTAGGTCTTCTGACGAAAACATCCAAAAGCTTCTTTATAACCTGTACTATTCGATCCTTAACGTAGAATTTAATCTCTGGTCTTGGATTAGAAACATGTGTAAGTACGGTGATTTCTTTGTTAAGATGGAAATTGCTGATGGTTACGGAGTTTACAACGTAATTCCATTCTCATCTTATAATATCGTTAGAGAAGAAGGTTATAATCCTAAAAACCCAAGCGAAGTTAGGTTTAAATACGATCCAAACGCAGCATTAACAAATACTGCTGGATACTCAAACACATTTAACGATAACGACTCAGGCATATATTTTGATAACTACGAAATGGCTCATTTCAGGCTTACTGGTGACGTTAACTATCTACCCTATGGTAGATCTTATCTAGAGCCAGCGCGCAAGCTATTTAAGCAGTATGTGCTTATAGAAGACGCTATGTTGATTCACAGGATTGTAAGAGCTCCAGAGCGTAGGATATTCTATGTAAACGTAGGAGCGATACCTCCAACAGAAGTAGAAAACTACATGCAAAGAATGATCAATAAGATGAAAAAAACTCCTCTTATCGATCCAAACACAGGTCAGTACAATTTGAAGTATAACCAACAAAACTTACTAGAGGACTTCTTTATTCCTGTTCGAGGCAACGATCAGACTACAAGAATCGACACAGCAAAAGGTCTTGAGTATAACGGAATCGAAGACGTAGCATACTTTAGAGAGAAACTTTTTGCTGCTCTTAAGATACCTAAAGCTTTCATGGGATATGAGAAAGACTTGACTGGTAAAGCTACACTAGCGGCCGAAGACATTCGTTTTGCTAGAACGGTTGAGAGGATTCAAAAGATCGCCATATCAGAGCTTACAAAGATTGGTCTTGTTCATCTATACGCAAACGGATACACAAATGAATCAGCCGCAAACTTTACAATATCTCTTACTAATCCTTCAATTATCTACGATCAAGAAAGGGTAGCCCTATTCAAAGAGAAAGTCGATCTTGCAAATCAAGCAATGGAATCTTCTCTACTACCTAGGGACTTTATTTATGATAAAATATTCCACTTCTCCGAAGATCAGTACACTGAACTAGAGGACCAGATCATAGAAGACAAAAAGAGAGCATTTAGATTTAAACAAATTGAAGAAGAAGGAAACGATCCATCAGATTCAGGTCAAGCATACGGTACTCCTCACCAATTGGCTAGTCTTTACGGCGGCAAGGGAGACATGAACTTAGAAGTTCCAACAGGATACAACGAATTGAATCCTAACGAGCCTAAAAAAGTACCAGGTCGTCCTCAAAAGTACAAATCAATAATAGGAACAGACGATTCATCATTTGGAAGAGACGCTATAGGTAAAAAAGGAATGAAGTCAAAAGAAGAAAAGGGAGAAGACTCAATGAATCTTTCTTTGGGAGTTACTAACGAAAGCACGCTTGGAGTTTACTTACAAAACAAAGTAGCATTAGAGAAACTATTTGCTAAAAGAAAAGTAAAATTATACGAACAACCAGACGTTTTAAACGAAGATAATATCATCGATAATTTAGACTAGGCCTTATATATTTATAAACAGGAATTTTTATATCCAACATGGCACTAAAACACTCTAAATTTAGAAACCCAGGCGTACTTTTCGAGCTTCTCGTGAGACAAACGACTGCTGATCTTTTGCAAAATAAGGACTCTAAAGCTGTAAAAATACTTAAAAAGTACTTTACTGAAACTGAATTATCTAGAGAATACAGTTTGTATAACTCTTTTATAAACACAGAGAAGCTTAACGAATCAAAAGCAGAACTTTTCATAAATACAATCGTAGAACAATACAAAAAACTAGACTACGAGAAGTTAAAGAAAGAAAAGTACAATTTGATTAGAGAGATCAAAAACAATTACGATCTAGACAATTTTTTTAAGGCTAAAATTGACAATTATAAGTCTTACGCGTCTATATACATCGTTTTAGAATCTCAAAATAATAAGACTAACGTTAATCAAGTTCTTAGCAGTAAGATAACAATGCTTGAACACATTTGCGGAGAAGAAGTTAAAGAAAAACCAGCTTCTACACAAATTCTAGAAGAGTTTATGAAGCAAGACAAAGAAATTAGGCTTCTTGCTTACAAAATACTAGTAGAAAAGTTCAATAAAAAATACGTTGGACTTTCTCAAGATCAAAAGGATGTGCTTAAAGAGTATATAAACAACATATCCGATACAAAGAATCTAAAAGTGTATCTTAATAAGAGACTTACAGAGATTAAATCTACTTTAGTAGAGATGTCTAATTCTGTAAAAGATCAAGTTACTTCTATAAAGCTAAAAGAAGTAGTAAAATTCATCAAACCTATACACGAGAACGAAACTATAAAGGACGAAACTGTATCAACACTGCTTCAGTACTACGATTTGATCAACGAAATTAAAAACGTAGAAACGAATGAGTAGCATGCAGTCTCACTTCAAAAGATTAATGTCAGAGAACGAAACCATCGATCAGGTGGTTTTCGCTATCACAGATCAGAAGTTAGATGATATGTTTAATGACAAGTTTGCAGACATAATTGATTTTGAAGGTCAGTATTACTCGCTAAGTATAGAAGATTTTGAAGACTTTCAAGATTTTGTATTTAGCAATCACTTTGATATGGCTGAAGATGTAAAAATAGTCGGAGAAATGGAAGAGATGTCAGTTACTGGAGGAGGCGAAGCCTATCTTCCAGGTCTTGACGTTCCAGCTAAGAAATATAAGTACGGATATACCAAAGAAGTTAGCGAAGATTCTAATTCAGGATATAAAGAAGTAAAAGGATTCAGAGCTGGACACACAAAAGACAAAGGCGGATTCCAATATAAAGATCTTTGGAACCTAAACGAAGATCAATTTAATGAATTAATATCTACAAAAGACAAAGATAAAGTAGAAAAGCTATTGACATATGTAAAAGACAAAGCTCCTGATCTTTATAGAAGGTTTTTAGGATGGATGAGCGAACCTTATCCTCACGATTATGATGAATTTGCCGCAGCAGCTGGAATAAACGAAAGAGAAGAAACTAAACAAGGCGAATTCAAAATTGGAGATAAAGTCGAAATAGTAGGAAAATGGCCTGATAAAAGCTACGGTACAGTCATTTCTTTTGATGATGACTTAGTAGCTGTTAATGTAACTAAAGGCGGAGGTTCTACTTACGAAAGGCAGATGATGATACCTCACGATCAATTAAGATTGCAAGGTAGTGAGATAAAAAAGAGAGAAAAAAAAGAAAAAGAGAAAGAAAAGAAAGAAATGGAAAAAGAACCAATAAAAGAGGGACTTAAGACCGAAATCAAAGTTAGAAGCAAAAAACAACAGTTTCAAGAGGCTACTAAGCTTGCTAACAAAAAACTAAAAGAGATAAATCACATTTTAGAGTACGCTTCAAATCTAAAATCAGATCTTAACGAGACAGAATACTCTTCATCTTCTAAAGCAATGGAAAGTATGAAGAAAAGTATAGCAGAAGCATACAAAAAAATGAAATCTTTATAAACTTAAATAGTCATGGCAAAGGCAAAAGGTTCAAGTAACGCAACGAAAATAAGTTTTGGTAAAAGAAAAAAAGGAAAATCACAAAAAAGCTTCAATAAACACGATAGATCTGAAAGGACTTATCGTGGACAAGGAAGATAAATATTTATTAGCATGACAATAGCTAAATTATACGAGAACCATAAGAACGGAAAAGTTTCAAAGCAATCCTTTCTTTACGAAGCTAGGAAAGATGACAGTCTTCCTTGGATAAGCAACTTGACTTCTTACGAAGATGCAGTTAAAATACTAAAAAACAAAGGAGTGATTAGCGAAGGCTATACTATGGCCATGATGCAACATGGTCAAGCACCTCCTGATCACGAAGGAGCAGCTTACGACAGCAATGCTGAAATAAACGAAGTAACAAAAGATAGTTCAGAAGAAGATAAAGACGCGTGGATGAATATGTTTGAAGATGAGTTATCAGCAATGTCATTATCTCCAGAAGAACACGAAAAGGCTTCTAGAGCTATGGATCACGTCGACATAGTCGATCTTTATGGAATGTTTAAACCAAAATATGCCGCAGTTGCTTTTGTTGGAGATTTAGACGACATTATATATAAAGAAAATTCACTAAACGAAGCTCACGATCTTACTACTGCTCAAATCATAGACAGATTAAACGTTTACGAATTCAAAAGAGGCGTAGAATACGAAATGGCTAAGCTTAAAGTGCTTGATAACATATCTTACGAGAAAGTTAGAGAGAAAGTTGCTAAGAAAATGGCAAAAGATCCTTTGGCTTATAGATACACTCAGCTAGCTAACGCTAAACAGATCGAAAAAGACGATAAGAGACTCTCAATGAAGCCGGTTAAAGGCGATAATTTCGTTGACAAAGACAATGAGATGAAAAAGATCAAGGGTCACGCTGACGAAAAGAAAAATACCTCTACTCCTAAGACAGAAAACAGAAAAGGAAAGCCAAAGGGCGTTAAAGAGATGAAAGGTAGTAAGAAAAAGCCTACTGGAGTTAAGGATGTAATGAAGTCCGAAACAAAAGAGACCATGATCAATGAAATGCTAAACTTTTTTAAAAAAAAAGATAGTATAAAAGAGAACGATGGCGGAACCGGTGGTGGCATCGGCGGAGCAACTCCTCAAGAAAGGACGGATTTCTATAAAGGTCACGAATGCATGACCCCAGACGGAACAGGAATCGTAATAGAAAGAAAAGGATCTATCGTAACAGTTGAATTAGAAGACGGAAATCAAAAAGATTACACGCTTAACGTATTAGACGCTGCTAAAGAGAAGCACAACCAAGCTCAAATGGATGCCGATAAAGCAGAAAGAGATCAAATGTGGGCAAATTGGGACAAAGATCAAAGCTCAGGTAAAAATCCATACGCAAAAACTTTTGGAGGAACTCTAGAATACAAACCAGAAGATATTCATACTTTACTAAAGAAGTTTAAGACTATTGTAGAGAAATTTAAGATGAAAAAAGAAGCTGTAGATGTTATAAAAGCAAAAACAGCTCAAGGCGCAGATGAAGTACTCGATACTGTTCCTGCTGGACAAGGCAACAAAGCTATACAAGATCTCAAGAAAAAAATTAGTCAAAAAGGCGGATCAGTGACATCTTTAAAAGCTACAACTGTAAAATAATATGACTAAGCAACTTCTTATAGAGCATGCAATGTTTATTCCTACCAAAAGGATAAACGAAAGCGTAAAGTCAGCAGTAGGAAACATGATTGTTTCAGGACTAGTACAAGCTTGCGATAAACCAAATGCCAATCGTAGGATATATCCTTACGACATACTACATACTCAGGTAGAGAAGTACATGCAGGGACCAATCGCTGAGAATAGAGCTTTAGGAGAATTAGATCATCCAGAATCAAGTGTTGTTAACCTTAAAAACGTTAGTCACAATATAACTAAACTTTGGTGGGAAGGAAAAGAACTCTATGGAGATATAGAAATTCTACCAACACCATCAGGGAACATATTAAAGCAGCTTTTTCAAAACAATATCACAGTTGGTATCTCTTCAAGAGCACTTGGATCGGTATCGCCTATCGGTGAAGGTCTTGTACAAGTAGAAGACGATCTTGATTTGATCTGTTGGGACTTTGTATCGCAGCCATCTACATACGGAGCGTACATGAGACCTACCTCAGGACTTAACGAATCTATCAATAGAACTATAGATAAAGAAAATAAGTACTCCAAAGCGAACAGGATGATCTCTGAGATCATTTGTAATGTATCAGGCGAGTGCTGCATAAGATAGCGTGCTACCTTTAGGATCACGTGGTTTAGCATTCTTAGACCGATGCGAAACCGTCTCAACCCCGTAAGGTTGAGTTTTTATTTTTGGTAATAAGTGAGTTTATACAAAAATACGGATATTTATTACCATAAAAATGCTTCGGTTCTATTGCGAAGCTAGAACAAAAAAATCTATATTGTCCCACTTTTCCTACCAATGGACAATTAAAAATCAAAAATTTTTTAAAAAATGGAAAACATTTACCAACAAGCAATTGCTGATGCTAAAGCTTTACGCGCGTCTGCTATGGCGAACGCAAAGTCTGCACTACAAGAAGCTTTTGAACCACAAATCAAAGAAA